CGTTGCGCTACTGCGAGGCGTTCAACGTGCCGTTCATCGATGGTCACGCCTATCACCTGTTTGTGATGCTGTTCGAGGACCGGGATGCGGTAAGAGCTAGGCTTCTGGAGAAGGGCATCCAGACACAGGTACACTACCAGAGCCTCACCCGTCATCCGTACTACAGGGGCCAGTCCTGTCCCAGGGCCGAGCACTTCAGCGACCATTGCCTGAGTCTGCCGATCTACCCACTACTCACTGACGCGGAGGTGAGGTACGTGATTGAGAATGTGAAGGGGGTGATGTGATGGACCTAGACCAGTGGGAGAAACTGAGCATCATCACCTGGACACGCATCTTAGGAGAGAGCATAGAGGCCAAAGACGCAGGGCGGGAACAGTACGCCCGTTGGATGCTGAAGGATGTATTAGGGACGGAGGTGATATGACTGGTAGGCCGAAGGATACCCCTGAGCCTCCAGGTATAAAACAGAATCTAGCCATCGACCAGATGGAACGATGGACGACAGCCTGCCGGATGTGGAACGACTGTGACGACTGCCCCCATGACCGCATCTGCGAACGGCTTGGCGACTTCCTCATCGGCTACCTCTCCAGCCCTCATGTCTCAGTGAGAATCCGTATTTTGTCCTCCAGCAGCATTCCATAAACCCGACTAATATGCTAAACATTGTCTTGATGCACAAGTGCAATGGGGTCTGAGTCGGGCCGCAAGAGCGCAATCTGTTTGAGGCCGGCATGAGTAACGGGTGAAACCGTCAACCACGGCAAAAAGTAAGTAGCGCCAGGTCACCCAGACCCCACCTGATGTACCCGTCTACGGACGAGAGATATAGCCCCCTCCGGGTTCTCGGGAAACTGGAATCCGACCACAGAGGGGAATGCTTTGTCGGAAACGCTGACTTGTCAGAACTGATACTAGCTCACTTCAAGGAAGGACAGGACGTAGAGATCACCGTCAAACCGCGGCACACTGAGGGCTGGGGCGAGTAGATGCTGAAGCCCCGTTACGAATCTTTTGCGGTCGCTTACGCTTCCGGTAAATCGGCCACAGAGTCAGCCGTAATCGCCGGTTACTCACCCAAACGGGCGCATGTGACCGGGTGCGAACTCGTAAAAAACAGTAAGGTGCTGGCCCGCATTAACGAATTACAGCAAGTTTCTACCACTGACAAGGTAATGGGCATGGCGGAGCGAAAGGAACGGCTCTCGGAAATTGCCCGAGCCAAGTACCCTGATTTCGTTGAGTGCGGTGCCGATGGTGCATGGATCAACATAGGGCCAGAGACACCTAACGCCGGAGCCATCGCAGAGATACACAGCCGCACCGAGTACGACGACAAGACCAGCAAGGGCATGGTCTACACCTCCGTCAAACTGCTGGACCCGATCCGGGCCATAGCCGAGTTGAACAAGATGGACGGCTCGTATGCGCCGGTGAAGGCTGACGTGAACCATCGCGGGAACATCGAACACAACTACTCCATCACAGTCGAGTCTCAGGCTGGGGCGCAAGCGGTTGAGAGGCTGTTACTCGGTGAGGTGACTGGATAGTGCAGGCCCTCCGCTTCTCTAAGGTGTTCGAGAAGCTGGCTACGGCGGCATTGGAGAAGAAGAGGCACATCTGGATTGAGGGTGGCACCTGGGCCTCAAAGACCTTCAGCGCGATGCAGTTCCTTTGCCTGACCGCAGAGAGCGCGAAGAAACCTGCCTTGATATCAGTGGTGAGCGAGTCCATACCACACCTGAAGCGTGGGGCACTGAGAGATTTCGCTTTGGCGATGGGGGCTGATCTGGTCGAAGAGAAGTATAACCACACTGATTTCGTCTATGACTTCGGCAAAGCCAAGGTGGAGTTCTTCTCTGCCGACGTGCCCTCAAAGCTCAGGGGCGCGCGGAGGGACATCCTCTTCGTGAACGAGGCCAACAACATCCCCTATGACGCCTACCGGGAACTGGACAGCCGGACACGACTCTTGACGATTTGTGACTGGAATCCGACCCACGAGTTCTGGTATCACGAGCAGCACTTGGGCGATGCCCCCGACAGCGAGTATGTCCACGCCACGTACAAGGACGCCCTCGGCGTCATCCCCGCCGACGTGGTGAAGAACATCGAAGAGATGGGCAAGCGCGATCCCAATTGGGCCAACGTCTACCTGCATGGGAAGTTGGGCCGCGTCGAAGGCCTGGTCTATCCCTACTTCGAGGTGTGCGACGAACTGCCCTCCGGTGATGCCATCTTTGGGCTGGACTTCGGTTACTCGAACGATCCGACTGCGCTGGTCAAGACTGTCACTCGGGGTGATGTCCTATACTGCCAGGAGTTGATCTACGAGAAGGGCCTGACGAACGACGCCATCGCTCACAGGATGGACGAGGTAGGCGTGAAGCGTGGATATGACGAGATATTCGCCGACTCAGCCGAGCCCAAGAGCATCGAAGAGATAGCGCGCTTCGGGTTCAACGTAAAGCCTTGCCCGAAGGGTGCCGACTCGGTGGAGTTCGGCCATCAGAAGGTCAGACAACTCAAGCAGTTCTGGACGAAGGACTCTTTGAACGCCATCAAAGAGCAGCGCAACTTCCGGTATGTCACGGACAAGGATGGGCGCCTGACGGACAAGACAACGCACGCATGGAGCCATGCCTTAGACGCTCGGCGCTATGCCTGTGTGGGCCACGCGCTGGAGCCGGAGGTGAGCATCGGATGGATATAGCCCAAGCCTTCCTCCTGTGGTGCCAGTGCGACGGGGAGCATGACTGTGGCAAGTGCGCGCTGCATGACCCCGACCCGGACGTGTACTCGATATGCGACCTATTCAACGAGGCGGCGTGCATCCTGGAGAACAAGGGGCAGCAGCACACGATGATGGTGTATCGGAATTGAAGAAACAGAAGCGTAAACCGAAGCCGGAGCCCAAGATGGTTACGCCATACACCAAAGCAGTCCAGTTGGGCCGGAGGCCAGAGTGAGCATTCGGGCACGCATCACTGATTTCGTCGTCAAGACACTCGACCCCAAGCGGGCGCCCATCGGCACGCAACTGTCCTTTGGATCTGACGGCGGCACATCCAACTACGCCAGCGCCTATGGGTCTAACGGTTGGGTCTATGCCTGTTCTTCAAGGATCGCTCAGGCGGTGGCCGAGGCCGAGCCTCATCTCTACCGGCGCAGAAACGACGACATCGAAGAGGTGTTCAGTCACCCCCTCTTAGACGTGCTGGAGCACATGACCGACTTCCACACCCGGCAAGAGGCGTTCGAGTTGGAGGAAACCTACCTCGACCTGATGGGCGAATGGGCCATGCTGGTCTTCCGTGATGGCTTCGGCATTAAAGAGCTCTGGCCGATCAACCCCCGGCAGCTTTCGGTCGTTCCTCACCCGACCGAGTATATTTCGGGATACGTGTTCCACTCCAACGACGGCAGGACCAAGGTTCCGGTTGAGAAGCGAGATGTGCTGTTCATCAGGACGCCGAACCCGAACAGCCTCTACCGCGGCCAGGGCGCTATCCAGGCCATAGCCACGGACATTGACGCCGACCGCTACGCTGCCCTCTGGAACAAGAACTTTTTCCTCAACGGCGCGAGCCACGGCGGCGCCATCGAAGTGCCGAAGGAACTGACCCCGGATGCATACGAGCGCCTGGTTGCCCAGTGGAAGCAGGGGCATCAGGGGGTGGCCAATGCCCACAAGATCGCCATACTTCAGGGCGGAGCCAAGTGGGTGCCTCCGACCTCCGCGCTCAAGGATATGGACTTCCCCAACCTGAGACGGGCCAACCGTGATGTGGTCTTGGGCGCATTCGGCATGTCGCCGCATATGTTGGGCGCGGAAGAGACAACCAACAGATCAACCGCGGAGTCCAGCGAGTTCGTCTTCTCAAGGTGGGTGGTCCTGCCTCGCCTTCGCCGCATCGCCGGGAAGATCAACGAGTTCCTGCTGCCGCAGTTCCCCAAGTCGGAGGATATGTGGCTGGAGTTCGACGACCCGACGCCCGAGAATCGGGTGTTTGATCTTCAGTTAGCGAAAGAGGGTTTCGCCGCTGGCTTCCTGACCCGCAATGAAGCGCGCGAGCTGGTGGGCATGGACAATATCGGGCCTACTGGAGACATCTTCTTCATGGGCCTCATGGTTCAGCCTCAGAAGATAGACGAGGAAGTTACCGCATTTTCGCCCACAACGTCACCAAGTGACGCAGGAGACACGCAGGACGATGAGGCTAAGGGGTCGGTCACGGGTGCCCCGAATATGCACAAAACGATGGCACCAGAAGTCCGTTGGCACGCTTTCGCCAAGCGCCTGACGCCGATGGAGAGCAAGTTCAGCGGGTGGGTGAGAGACGAGTTCGCGGAGCAGCGCCGGGAGACTCTAGGTCGCTTACAGGCCAGCAAGGGTATAACGGCAAAGGCGCCCGGTGATATCTACTCCGCTGGCGAGTATGCGAAAGCCATGGAGGACGGGTCGCTGCCGTATCTCAAGGCCATGATCGTCGTGGCGGGAGAGGATGCGGCGGCTGAGATAGGGTCCATGTTCGCGGTCGATAACCCGCGTGTAATGGAGTACCTAGGCATCAAGACGCGGCTGTTTGGTAAGAACGTCACGACTACGATCGCCGACCAGATCACGGAGCAGCTTCGGGCAGCACAGGCAGCGGGCGAAAGCATCCCGCAGACCATGACCAGGATACAGCATGTGTTTGACGTGGCCGACGCCCGGGCGGAGACCATAGCCCGGACGGAGATGGTTGGCTCTGCCAATCGGGCATCGGTGGAGGCATACCGTCAGGGTGGGATTCCTGAGAATGAGTGGATCGCCACCAGGGACGACCGGGTGCGCGATAGTCATTGGGCGATGGACGGCACGACAGTGGCTGTAGGCTCGGACTTCTGGGTGGGCGGCGGCCATGGCCCTTGTCCGGGCGAGATCGGTGACCCGGCGGAGGATTGTAATTGCCGCTGTACCATCGCCCCGGTGATACGCAGGGGTAGCCGGTGAGCCTGACCGTGAAGGACGCTCTCGAGAGCATACAGGCGGTACTGGAGAGGCGCAACGGCATAGTCACGGTGAAGATCCACGATGGGCGCATAGCCCAGATAGACGAGATGAGGACGAAGAGAGACACGTAGCCTAGAACACCTAGCCTACTGGACACCCCAGCGGCAGGAGAGCACGAAAGTGCCCCTGCCCTTTTGTTTTCTGGAGGACATGAGGATGAAGAAACAGGAACCGAAATACAAGACCTACCGCGCTGAGTGCAAAGCGGGTGAAGAACCTGGAGTGATTGATGTCTTCATCCCCATGAGCATGAGCACCGTAGACCGTGACGAGGAGGTGATACTCCCGACGGCCTACGAGAAGACCATCCCGATTTATATGGAGCGCCCTCTGCTGGTAAGCAGCCACGTTTACGGGACGCTCACATCGCAGATCGGGGAATTCAAAGACCTGAAGATCAAGGGCAAGGGCATATACGGGAAGCCGCGGTATTACGTGGACGAGGGCAACCCCGAGGCCGATTGGGGATACAACCTGGCGCTTCACAACATGGCGGCCTACTCCGTGGGATTCATCCCGAAGAAGTGGACGGACGGCAAGAGCGAGAAAGAACCGCGGCGCACTTACACCGAGGTTGAGTTGCTGGAAATCTCTCAGGTGGTCGTTCCTTCGAACCGTGACGCCATTCAGGGCCTCAGGTCCAAAGCCTTCGGCGTGGAGGCGGCGCTACTCGACGATGTGCTGGAGTCGGACCTGATCGAGATGGAGCCCGAGGAGAAGGCTCCGGAGGCATACCCCCTTGTGACGGCCGGATTCGCCACCTGTGATTACGGCGGTGACATCCTCTCGCCGGCGACCTCCATAACCGTGACGGACGCGGCAACGAGCGCAGAGTACACCGCTCCCGGTATTACCACTGCCGGGACCGTGGTCGCTGAGTCCAAGGTCACCGAGGGCGACATTGCCGACGACCTCGACGAGATCGCCACGTATTTCGAGCAGGGCGGGACGCTGACAAAGGACAACTACTCATACGCCTGGAAGGTGATCAACGCACTCATGAAGAACGCGGGGCCAAACCCCGAGGACATACAGCCAATAGACATAGTGGCTGCTGCACGAGCGGCGGTCGCAGAAATTCTAGGAGGATAAATGCCTGAAATAGACGAGCAGGTAAAGACCGGTGTAGCTCAGGCTCTCGCAGAGCTGGGCGTCACCAAAGAGACCATGGCAGACCTGGCGAAGATGAAGGAGGTCAAGCGGGCCGAGATCGGCGAGCGGACTACCAACGTCGAGGTGGGCGAAGACCCGAAGATGAAGTTCAAGAGTTTGAGCGAGACTCTCCGGGCCGTCAAGACCGCGACCACCCGGGGCCAGGTTGACCCGAGGCTGACCTACAAGGCGGCCACCGGTCTGGGCGAGGGCATCAGCGCGGACGGCGGATTCCTTCTGCAGCCGCAGATCAGCTCTGGCCTCATTCAGCGGGTCTACGAGATCGGCCAGATCACTAGCCGGTGTCAGAAGATCACCATCGGCTCCGGCTCGAACACTCTCAAACTCAATGCCGTAGACGAAACTTCTCGCGCATCCACGCGCATGGGCGGAATAGTCGGCTACTGGCTCGAAGAGGCCGGGACGATCACCGCATCCAAGCCGAAGTTCAGAGTGATGACCCTGGACCTCAAGAAAGTCGGCGCGCTGTTCTATGCCACTGACGAACTGTTGCAGGACCTGCCGGCGATGGAGGCTGTAGTTTCCAACGGCTGCGCACAGGAGTTGACCTTCCAGGTGGAGAGCGCAATCTTCAGTGGCAACGGCGTGGGCAAGCCCCTCGGCATTCAGGCCGGGAACGCTCATGTAACCGTGGCCAAGGAGACGGCCCCCGCTCAGGCAGCGGCCACCATCCTGACTGAGAACATCT